TCGCCCACCTTCGAGAAGATGGCCGACAGTTCTTCCTGGATCTGGTCCCCGGTTTTACCTTTCAGGCTGACCTTGCCGATATCGACCACGAAGCTGTTCAGCTGGTTCGCGAACGCATCGCCACCGATGCCAAGCAGGCTGCCGGCTTCGAACACGGTGTCGTAAAGCGAAGTCAGGATCGTGCTGATCTGACGATTGCCCTCGGCGCCGATGCCTTCCAGCTGCGTGCTTTTCTTGTCGCTCCGGAACCAGCCGCCGTCCTTCTTGATGTCTGCATACTGCGATGCGCTGACGCCACCGTTGATGATGCTGCCGAAGCTCGCGCTCCCCATCGTGAAGCCGGTGTCTTCCACCGTCTGCTTGCCGCCGAAGATTTTGCTCAGGCCCTTGCCGATGAACGTCTTGCCGATGACAGCACCGAGCACCGCGCCAATGGCCATGCCGACCGGACCACCCAGCATTGCGCCGATGTAGCTGGTGCCCATGCCCACATACGCACCGGCGGCAGCGCCGGCAATGCCGCCAAAAGCCGCGCCACCGATGCCGATCGCCTTCGAATCGAACACGTTCTTGCCCATGTCGGCGCCGAACTTGCCCGTCACGCCAGTGGTGCGCACCAGCAGCGACGCGAACTGGTCAATGCCGGCTTCGATGTTGCGCAGCGACGCCAGCATGCCGGTGCTGATGTTGAGCTCCTTCGACGTCGCGCTCTCGATCAGGTCCAGCGAGTTGGCGATCGAGGCCGACTTCTCGTCGGAGCCGAGAACCGAACCGGTTCCCTGCGCCTTTTGCCGCTGCTCGGACAAAGCGATGCTGCCTCCGCCGATCCCGCCAACCATCTTCGCGCCGATGGCCACGACCGCCGCCAGCGTCGCGGCACCGGCCGCCAGGTTCAGCGGGAACGGCAGCGACGCGATGGCCTTGACAACGGCAGTCACGCCCCAGGCGCTGGCCTCGGTTGCGGCCAAGCCGGTGGATGCGGTGGTGGTGGTGGTCTCAACTGCCAACTTCTGGGCGTTGAGAGCCACATTGGCGGCCACCTCGCCCTGCTTGAAGAAGATCTTCTTCGTCATCGCCTGGAGCGAGAGCGCCAGCTCGGCCGCGCGGTACGCTTTCTCCGCGCCCGACAGCACGTTGTACCCCTTGCTGCCCTCGGCGAAGAAGCCCTTGGCCGCTGCGGCCATGTCGCCGTAGCCACTCATGCGCGACTTCACTTCTTTCGAATTGATGGCGGCCGTAGCGTTGGCCAGGCCCTTTGATTCAGTCGCATACTTGACTGATGCATCCTGACGCGCTTTGTCGACCTCGGCCTGGCGGATGCCGTAGGCGTCCAGGGCGCTGACCAGCTGCGTCATCGAATCGCCGGCCGCACCGAATGCACCCTTGAGTGCATCGCCGAACGTCTGCGCCTTGGTAGGGTCGAGGAACTTGTCGAGTTCTTCGCCGGCCTTCTTGGCTGCGTCAATACCTTCCATCTTCGCGATCGAGCCGGCGTTGCGTTTCTTCGCGTCGATCAGGTTCTCGAGGCTTTCGATTTCGTCCAGGGTCAGGCCCAGGGTCGAACGCTGCGCCAGCTGGTCTTGCAGGCGAGCCAACTCCAGCGATTCGATCGCCGACTTGGTCAGGCCATACGTCTCGGCCAGCTCGGCGTTTCGGGTCGCCTCGGTCTCTGCATCCAGAATCCGTTTTGCATAGACACTGCTGGTCGCCTCCAGGCCTTTCGAGTAGCTATCCTGGAAGTCGCTTATTTCCTTCAGTGCACGCAGGCGCTCCTCTTCCGCCTGTTTTGCGAACGGCTGCTGACTGATGTATGCCTCAACGGTAGCGCGGTAGGCCTCGAGCGACTGCTTGCCTGCGTTATAGCCGGCTGCCAGCTTGAGCAGGTTTTCCTGATAGTCCGAATCGACGCCAGCACTTTTGCCATTGATGCGGTCTACCAGGTCGGCATATTCCTTTGCAGCCGATGCCTGATCCTTGATTGCTTTTGCCGAAGCCGGGTCCGCAAACTTTGCACGCACCAGCTTTTCCATCTCCGGTGGAATCGCGCCGAATTCCTTCTTCAGCTTTTCCAGTTCAGCGGCCAGGCGCTGGGCTGACGAACCGTTCTGTGCATACCAGTCGTCCAGGCGGGAGGTGCGCGTCCGCAATGTCGCCGTAGCCACCTCACTTTGAAGCGATTTCACGCGCCCGAGTGCGGCCTCGTACTTACCCGAGAGCTCCACTTCGTCGAGCTGCAGCATCATGCGGGCGCGCGCATTGGCGCCGGCGGCGGCTTGCGCCGCTTTGTTTGCGTCCAGCGCCGCCTTGGCGCGCGCCAGCCCGTCCTTGTCGACTTCGCTGACGCCGCTCAGGTCTTTGATGCGCGGCTCGGTGGCGGCCAGCGCGTTGCGCTCACGCAGCTTTTTGATCTGCTCGTCGAGACGCACGATCATTTCGCCGGTCGATTCCTCGGTCGACTGCATTGCTTGATCGTTCGCCTGCTCAGCTTTATTGCCAAAAACCGCCCACGCGGTCGCGGCGATGCCGAGAACTGCGATTACGGCACCGACAGGGCCGCCCAGAGCAGTGAGCGCGGCGCTCGCCAAACCGCCCGAAACGGACGCCGCACGTGCAGCCGTCGCTTGCGCGGTCAGAGCAGCAGCGTGCGCTGAGGCGGCAGCCGTCGCCCGCGCTTGCGCCGGGATCAGGCCATTGTTCGTAATGGCGAGGGCCACGTTGCCCTGGGCCGCCAGCACTGAAGCGCGCAGTTCGTTCACTCGCGCCGCAGCCGTGGCCGAAGCTGCTGCCGTCGCGGCGACATTTGACTGTGCCGATGCCAGGCTGCTCAATGCGAGAGCGCGGTTCGCCGTCATTGAGGCCACGGCACCTGCAGCCGACGCATGCAGCGCGGTACCAAGCTTGACGGCCACGACCGTGCCCATCGCGCCGGCTGCCAGGGTCAGGTTATCGGCGAGAAGATTGATGCTGCCAGAGAGGACGGTGACCACCCCGCTCGACTGCGCCGTAGCGCCGACCATCTCCATCACGTTGTTCTTGAGCACGGTGACCGCGCCCCCGATGGTCTCAACCGAACGGGCTTCATTACGTAGCGCGCCAAGCGCGCGTGGCAGCGCGTCAGCCAGTACCGCAGTCGTCAGCTGCCCCTGCTCCGCCATCGCGCGCAACGCGCCCACGGGAACGCCGATGCCGTCGGCCAGCGCCTGCATCAGGCGTGGCGAAGCTTCGTTGACAGAGTTGAATTCATCGCCGCGCAGTACCCCCGATGCAAATGCTTGGGACAACTGCAAGATTGCCGACGACGCCTCTCCAGTCGACGCGCCCGATACTTTCAATGCCAGGCTCACGGATTCAGTGATGCCTGCTACTTGAGACTGGGCGATGCCCAAGTCGCGCGTGCTTTTGGTGATGCTCGCATACAGCGACGCGGTAGCTGACAAGTCGGACTGCGCTGACGTCGCGATGCTACGAACAGCGTTCTGAGCATTCGTGAATTCGCTCTGGCCGGTCGTGGCCAGCTTGAGTTGGGCCAAATACTTGCCATACTGGTCAGAGAGCTGGGCAACCGCAGCGATGCCACCGCCGAATGCAACACTGGCCAGAGCTGCGCTAAAGCCACTCACCGAATTGCCAGCATTTCCGGCCGCTTCTTCCGCTGCTTGAAGCTGCTCGATCAGCGGGCGTGCGTCGTCAGCGACACCCAGCTGCTCGGCGCGCAGTGCGGCCAGCTGTGACGCAGTTTTCCCGATCCCATCAGCCTGTGAGCGGAGGCCGTCCAAGAAGCTGTTGCCAGCGTCCAGTTGACGCTGCGCTGCAGCGGCCTGGGCCGTTTTTCGGCTAACAGCATCGAGCTGGTCCAGATATGGGCGCAGCGCAGTCATGTTCAGGCCGCGCGAATTGGCCAGGCTTGCGTAAAAATCTGCGCCGCTTTTCGCGCCAGCATCAGCTGCGGCGGTTGCGCGCTGGATGGACGCAGCCATGGTGAGCGTGGCGCGGTCGACCTTGCCAGACGCCGTGCTGGCGCCATCGCCAACCGTGCGCAGGCCATTCGACCCGCCCAGATTGTCGAGCGATTTCCCCGTCTTCTGCGCGGTGGCGGCCAGGCTTTCGAGGTTTTTACCAGTGCGGGCCAGTGGATGCATCGATACGGCGACCACCCTCTTCCACGCCGGAGGCGTCGGTGGTGACCTTAATTACTGCTTCGTTGGTTATTGTGCTCATTCGCCGCCCATAAAAAAGCCGCCCGGCGGCGGCACTGCATCAGTCCGAACTACGCATCGCCTGCAGCGCGGCCGACTCCATGACGCGAACGTCAGCCATCAGCTGCTGCCATTCCGCGCGCGGCGCGGCGATCATGCGTAGCGCCATCGGCAGCGCGGCATAGTCCAGACCCGTGGGGCCGGACATGCCGATTCGCCACTGCGTGTCCATCGTGCAGAACAGCAGGTAGGCCTGATAGTTGTCAGGCCAGATCTCGACCGACGTTGCCACCTCGTCCCGGGTCAGGCCCGCGATCGCCAGCTCGGCGTCGGTGGGCCCGGCTTCGTAGAGGGCAGTGGCAACGTCGATCAGTTTTTTGCGCGTGCGCCCGTCAGCTCACGGATGTACACGTCGAGCACGGCCTGCGGCGAGCCCATGTAACGCTGGACCAGCTTCTCGATCGATTCCTTGCCGAACGGTTCGTCCAGGTCCCAGCCGCTGGCGATGTCCATCAGCGCGTCGACGTCTTCGGCACCATGCAGGCCATCGACGAATTCCTTGAATTCGTCGCGAGTGCGGTGCTTGAAGATGAACTCGACGTCGGCAGCCTTGCCGCCTGCGACCGGGATCGACACGATTTCTTTGAAGGTGGCGGCGACGGCCAGGGAGAGTTTTGCTTTTGCCATGATGTTTTTCTTTCAGGTGGAGGTAAAAAAACCCGCGAGGCGCTACCCCGCGGGCTGGGAAAAGGCCAGCGCCGATCATTCGGCGCCAGCTGGCAACACGGATCAGTAGCGGACGACCTTGTTCTGCAGCGAGAACATCGACTTCACCGCCATGACGCTGCCCTTGGCCAAGCTCGGCGACTCGTTGAACGAGCAGTAGCCGGCATACAGCAGCACGCCGCCACCCGGGAGCAGGCCACGCAGGCAGGTCAGCGTCACACTGTCCGAAACCTTCTTCAGCGCAGCGTGGTGTGGCAGCGACTTGTCGTCGGCAGTCGTCAGGGTGACGGTGGTGGCGGTGAAGCCGTCGGGCAGCACTACAGGAACGTCGGTGTCCACCAGCGGAACCTCGACGTTTTTGGCATCACCGCCCGAGATCTCAGCAGCGGTCACGCCGGTAATCGGCACCCAGGTGGTGATCTTGCGGACGCTGCCCGTACCGGCGCCGGCCGGGTACAGGCTGGTGTCGGTGGTGTCGAGGCCCTCGATAGTGAACGAGGTACCCGTGGCCACCTTCAGGCGGAACACGCGGCCATTGGCCTTGCTCCAGCCGCCGGTGTATTCGACGAAGTCGCCAGCGGCGAACGTGTTGGTGGCGGCGCACACGGTTTCCGCAGCATTGCTCGCTGCAGTGATACTCACAGCGGCGGCGAATACGGACGCCAGAGCGAACGCGATGTTATTTGGCAATTGCATATCGGCCTTTCAGGGGTAAAGCCCGGAAGCAGGGCATAAAAAAAACCGTCCGGCTTTCGCGGGGCGGCTTATGGGTAAAACTGGAACGGGTCAGCAGAACAACATGAAGTCCTGCATGGTTCCGCGGGAATCGGTTTCTTCGTCGTAGGTGGACGTGCGGCCGGACACGACCTCGACCTGAAGCTCGGTGGCGGAGCGCAATGCGTCCTCGACCAGCATGCTGATTTCGGCAGCCTCGGCACGGCGCTTGCTCCAGACGTTCACTTGCATGCGTACGAACTGCTTGTCAGGTCGGTCGCCAGACAGAAAATTTATAGGCTCTCCGCCCACCACTTGGTACGTGATGTAAGGCGTGTCGGTGCCCAGCGGCGCCACGTCTGGATAGACGCGCCCATCAGCAAGGCGAGCCAGGACACCATCAATATGGTCTTCTGGAGTCACTTTGCACTCCTTGCGATTTGTTCAGCTAGGGTGCGCGTCATGACGTCGATGGCTTCCTGTTTTTTGTTGTCGTAGGCGGGCCGCATGAACGGATATGCACGGGTTCTCTTGTTGCCAAACTCCAGATCGGCAACATCCTGAGCCGCTTGCCGATGGGCCTTCCAACCAATGGTCCTGCCCGTCTTTTTGCTCACTTTTTTGTTCTTGGGTACGAACTTGTGACCATTTTCGACAAATCGCCAGTAGAAGGCCCCTGGGCTGGCCGCAGTGCCGTTGCGCACGGTGACCACGTATGCCTGACGCCGACCTCCATCCGAATCCTCTTCTAGGCGCTTGACGATGATGTTGTCGAACAGGATGCCGGTTTTCTTGTTAGCCAGCGAATTCTGCTTTGCCTGATCGCGAAAAACCTCGGCGCCAGCAAACCCCACTGTCCGGAGTGTCGACTCTCCGATCGCTTCGGTGATGGTTCGTCTTGCGGCCGTCATGGCAGCCTCAAAGGCCGAGGTATCGAAATCGATCATGTAACCGCCTTGCATACAAGGAACATAAATTGTGAGTCCCGGCCATCAGGCAATGCCGATTCCACGTCATACGCCTTACCCTTAAATAACACTCGTGCTGCGGTGTCGATGTCCGCGCGGACGCGGATCCGGATCGAACACTTGACGATTGACACCTCGGCGCCAGCACGTACAACTTCCGCGCCGCTCGGAAAAAGAACGTTTGCCCAGACGGTGGCAACTGGCTCCCAAGCGTCTTGGGCCCGGAGCTTACCCGCGCCAGGCCTAGGACGCTGCAGCGTGATTCGATCGTTCATGTTCATGCGATCACCACCTCTGGCCACAGCAGCCGTTTAACGTGTTCGTTTTTCGTCTGGCCACCTGACTGGAAGTGCTCGCTCAAGCGCGCCAGGATGAAGCCAGAGATGGCGTCCGGCACAGTCGTGTGGTCCGGCCCATAGCCGCACCGGATCTGAACTTCGACCGAGTTGATCGAACGTCCCGTTGCTGGCCAGGCGCGGCCCGGCGCGGCAATGATGAAGCCCGGCTCGCTTTCGCCGTCGACTTGGTAGTCCTCCGGGTGGAGCGTCTGCAGGACCAGGCCGGCATCGTAGAACTTCAAGTGCACTACTTGGAGCAGCGGCGGTCGGCGAAGCGCGATCGCACCGTTGAAGCCGTCCAGCGTCAGGCGCCAGGTCTGCTCCATCACTGCGCGGTTCGTTTCGCCTTCAGCTTCAGTGGTGTAGGTCCGGATAGCACGTTGGATTTCTCCGTCAAGGGGCGACGTCCCGTCTTCGCCGACGTCCACGCGCGCGGCGGTGCGGGCCTCGGTCATCGATACGGCCAGACCGGCCGGAGGCGTAATCAGCTTCCAGCTCATCGCGTTGTTCCCTGCACTGCTGGTGGCCGGCCGGTGCCGTGCGGCGCGCCAGGCGCTGCTGGTGCGCGCGCGTATTCGACAGCGGCCTCTTCCTGCTGTTTCAGCAGCTCGGTGTTCGGCACGCTTGGCAGTTGCGATGCATCGATCATCAGTTGTCCACCCTGTTGAATTGAATGGTTCGGTAGAACCGCTCGCTGTTGGCGCAGTCGATGCGCAGGTCGCAGTAATTGACGCCGGCCGGCAAGGTGTCCATGCCGCCCAGTTTCACGAGGATCAAAGGCCCCTGGATCACCGCCGGCACGAGCTCCTCAACGCCGACCGGAAGCGCCTTCACCGCGATCGCAGTCGTGTTGCTGTCAGCCAGATCGTTCCCGATATCGCCGACGTAGTAGCTTTGATCGTCAGCATCTTTGTTGAGCGAGTACACGCCCACCTGCTGCCTGAACCAAATCGTGCGGTCGAACCGCTCGCCGTTCGCGCACGTGATGCGGAATGTGCAGAAGTTGACCGCGTTGGTTGCCGCGTTGAACCCACCCAGCTTGACTGCTATCAGCTTGCCCTGGATGACGGGCTGTTGAAGTACCGTCACGCCAGCGACGATCGCCTCGACGGACACGGCAGTTGTGCCGCGCTCGGCCAGGTCGATCGTGAGGTTCGCCACCCAGTAGCGCTCGTCGAGCGGGTGCTTTTGGCTCCACCATTTGCCCGCCTCGAGGTACGGAGCGTTTGGCATGCGCGCGCTTGGCACGCTGCCGAACGCCACCACGCGGGTACCGCCCGGGAATGCGACCCGGCGAGATTCCGCCACCGTCGAAGCGAGAACAGCGTCCTGTGCGGGCGGCTGCGCGGACAGCGTAGTGAAGCTCCTAGCCAACGGCTGCTCTGAACGGTTGCCCGCTGTATCGAAGGCACGCATGCGCGCTTCGTGCAGCGTGCCGGCGGGTCGACCTGAAACCACAACCGAACGGGCTGCGTTAGGGATCACGGTGTAGTTCACGCCGCCGTCGATGCTGTATTCATAGCCAGCGACGCCCACTGCATCTGTCGCTGCCGGGCACGACAGCATAGCGCCCGACGTCGTGACCGCGGAAACCGTGATCTCGCCGGTCATTACGGGGGCTGTGGTGTCACCAGCGGCTGTGGCAGCAAGCCCTTGCTCCCCGAATGCGTATTCGCTGAAGGCGCTAGTCCCGAATCCGGTCATATGCTTAATCGCTTCCGTTGGACGTAAAAAAACCCGCTCGGGGCGGGTTTCAGTTGCTACTTAGAAAATCTCACTCGTAGTGTTCTGTAGCGAGAATGGGTTTCATCAACTAGATACTTGGTCCACCCCTGAAGCCACGGCTCTGCTCGCGTAGCTATTACCCATGATAGGACAAATATTATAATGGCAGAAGTTGCCAGAGCAACCCATCGATCAATGCCGTTTGCAACCATCCATCCCATCATTGCGGCACCCACTATCTGATGAAGCAAATAT